TTACTGGCTGTTCCATCGTTTTTTCGACCAGGTGTCGTCTGTTTCCATCGACGAGTCTTTCATTATCTTTGAGGACTCGCCGGAGTTCACCAATATGTTCATTATCACCCACCCCTACTGGCAGACGTTCCTGGCGGAGAATGGCAGGACCAGTCTCGCCTCCAGCCTGAAGAAGAGGTGTGCTGGGGAGTCGGATATTATCCGCATGGCTTCGTTGGGGATGGGTTTCTACAGGGCCAGGGTACTTTCTAGGACCAAGGCCCAGAACTACCTGGAGAGACGGCGTGATGAACGGTGGGATGCGGTATGGAAGATTCTGGGCTGATTAAGGTCCTGGCAAAGGACTTCCTGTCTCTCCTGCTCAAGGACAAGTCCGTCATGGAGCGGTACGGATTCGTCATTGAGCCGGACGTGTTTGATAATCCTATCCATCGAATTCTGTTCAAGATGGGCCGGGAATATTTCACCAAGTACGGGTCCCTCCCGAAGGCGGATGTGTTCCAGAAGGAGCTGGAGATTGCACTCCGGGAGGGTGGAGGAACGTGGATACCGGACGGTTTCTTCTGGGAAGAGACCCAGTCCATTCTCAATATGGAGCCGCACCGGGAGTACCTCGAGGACCGGATGGGGGAGTTTATTGTCCGCCGGGGACTCCTGACGATATCGGAGAAGGCCAAGGTCATGGCTCTGTCGCCGGACCCGTCTCTCGAAGCCATTCGCAAAGAGGTCCAGAAGGCCTCGGAGGGCCGGGTTGGGACGGACCTCGGCTCGTTCCTGTTCAAGGACCACGCCTCCAGGGACCGGAAGAACATCAAGGGGGTCTGCATCCCAACCGGACTGCCTGAGCTGGATGATATTATGGGCGGGGGGAGAGAGAAGGGGACGTTGGGGATTGTCATGGCTCCCACGGGGGCGGGTAAGTCTGCGGTCCTTATCACCTTCGGAGCGAACGCCGCCCGAGCACGGTTCAAGGTCGCTCATGTCACCTTGGAACTGTCCGGCCCGGCGGTTTGCAACCGCTACGAGGCCGGGTTCTCGAACGTGGCGAAGCTCGAGCTGTGGAGGCAGGAGACGCACGTTGTCAATCGGCTCGAGCGTGCGAAGAAGCTCCTAGCCCCGGCTGACATCCTGGTCAAAGAGTTTCCGGCGGGGTCCCTCGGGATGGACGGTCTGCGAACCTGGCTATCGAACATCGACTTCTGGCACAAGTTCCAGCCGGACCTTTTGATAATCGACTACGCCGATATTATGAAGCTCAGTAAGGGCGAGAACGACGACAAGTGGGTGAAGCAGGGAGAGCTGTACACGGAGCTTCGTGGTCTCGCTCAAGAATTAAACGTGGCGGTGTGGACCGCTGTCCAGTCGAAGAAGGACGCTCTATCCAAGCCCGTTCTTCATCTCGGAGATATCGCCGGGGCGGTGGAGAAGGCCCAGGTCGCCGACTGCATCATAGCCATGTGCCGCTCAGAAGAAGAGCGGAAGGCTCGTCAGGCCCGATTCTTTGTAGCCAAGAACAGGGACGGGATAGATGACAAGACCATATTCTTTAGGGAGAACTTCGATATATCCAGAGTGTCCTCCCAGAGCGGGGAGGTTCCTTCGACCCGTCCAATAGATGGGGGGGAGGACGACGAGTTGGGTATCACCGGACCGGGGACGACCACCGATGATTGATAATGCCAAGCTCTTTCTATTTTTGGTGACTATTACAGTAGGAGACGAATTTGAAGTGTGAGAATACGTCCTGCCCGTACTGGAAAGAAGAGAACAACCTCGTCCCGCCGGAGGGACCGGAAGACGCTAAGGTCGTTCTCATCGGAGAAGGGGCCGGGGACACCGAGAACAAGATGGGCCGTCCTTTCATTGGGAGGTCGGGCCAGCTCCTTCGCCGGGAGCTGGAGAACCTCCGCATGGACCCCGCCTCGTTCCTCATTACGAACACAGTCTGGTGTCAGCCTCCAGGAAACGAAGACCCTACCCCCGAGGCCCAGGATGCTTGCACCCACTTCTACATCAAAGAGTGGGAGAAGATTTTCTCGAAGAACCGCATCTTTGTGCTGGCTGGGAAAGTGGCGACGGAGCTGTTCTACCCGCACAAGAAAGCCCGGCGGGGAAAAATATGCCGGGTCAACAACAATATCTTTATGAGCATTCATCACCCGTCGTTCATCCTCCGCAACGAGCTTGAAACTTTTAATTTCCGGGAGGACCTCCTGGTGCTCAAGGGCATCATCGAGAACGTGGACCTCGGGCCTCTCCCCGCACAACAGTACCTCGTTGTCGAGAACCTCGAGCAGATGAATTTCATGGAGAGGGACATCCAGAAGTCTTCCGTTATCTCGCTCGATATCGAGACGAACGGGACGGACCCGTATGCGGAAGGAGCGAAGATTATGCTCCTCTCATTCTCAACCGACAATATGAACTACGTTGTCCCGCTCGAGCTTGTCCGGCGTGGAGAGATTCGATTCCCCGACCAGTACCTGGACGGGTTGAAAAGAGTGCTCCTGTCCGAGACGGAGAAGGAGGGGCATAACGGGAAGTTCGACCTTTACTGGATTCGGGAGCACCTGGGAATCATCGTCAAGAACTACACTTTCGACACCATGTTGGCCCAGTACCTTCTGAACTCCAGGGACTTCGAGTATATCGGTCTGAAGCACCTGGTCTGGATGTACCGCCCCGAGTATGGCGGGTACGAAGAGGCGATTGATATTGAGAATGTCGAGGGGTACTTTGAGACCCCGGAGAAGAGGTCGGACATCTACGCCTACGCCGCCATGGACGCTCTGATGAGCCGGGTTATCGCCCACGAGCAACGGGAGCAGTTGGTGCTGGAGAATCTCTACCCCATCTTCAAGAAGGTCATGGCGGACCTCTCGACGACGATGACCGAGGTCCAGTACAACGGATTCAAGGTGGACCTGGATTACGTGCAGGTCAAGTTCGATGAAGCTGTAATACGGGAAAAGGAACTGACTGATAAAATAATCGCCGACCTCCCGCTCTCGGAGAAGAAGAAGACGACGTTCAACCTCGGGTCTCCGAAGCAACTCGGAGAGCTTTTGTTCAAGAAGATGAAGCTCGAGTCCGTGAAGACGACGAAGAAGGGGGCCGACTCAGTCGATGTCGAGGTTCTAACAGCCCTCGCCGAGCAGGGCAACCAGTTCTGCACAGACCTACTGGAGCTGAGGAAGATTGGGAAGATTCGGGGGACCTACCTCAGCAACTTCCTTGAGATGGGTGGTCGGGATAAGGGCAACCTCATCCGATGCGACTACAACCTCGGGACTCGTGGCGGACGGCTGTCGTCTGAAAAACCCAATATGCAGAATATCCCGAAGCCGACCAGGGACTGTTTCGTTTCGAGATTTCCCGGCGGGGTTCTCCTAGAGGGTGACTTCAAGCAGGTCGAGCTGAGGGTCTGTGCGATTTACTCCAAGGACCCGACCATGCTTGCGATGATAAACTCGGGTGTGGACCTTCATCGGGCGATTGCGGTGGAGAAGAAGCGGAGGGTGGAGAAGCTCGAGGTCAAGCCCGAGGACATTACGTACGATGAGCGGAAACGTGGGAAAGTCATCAATTTCAGCCTTATCTACGGGAGGGTGGCAGAGAGCCTGGCCCAGGAGTTTAAAATCCCTCTGGAGGAAGCCCAGGCCTTCCACCAGGCCTTTTTTGACCTCTTCCCGATGGTCAAGGTGTTCCACCAGAGGTGTATCGACACCTACAAACAGACGGGCTACATCTACTCGATGCTGGGCCGTCGGAGGTTCCTCGGAATGTACGACGAGGGGGATGCTATTCGCCGGGCGATGAACTTTCCCATTCAGTCGGTGGCCTCGGATATCTGCCTCGACACCATCAACAAGATTCAGCGATTTCTATGGGACGCTAATTTGGAGTCCAGGATTGTGGCTACGGTCCACGACTCCATCGTTCTCGACACGCCGGAGGATGAGACAGAGCTGGTCGCTCAGACCATTCTCAATCTCGTCGATGCTTCAGCGAATCTTTTCGACGAACCCCTCCCGACCAAGTTCGAGATTGAGCTGGCTGTCGGGAAGAGATGGGGTTCTTTGGAGGAAGTGTAATGGACGCTCTTAATCGGAGACACATCGTTATCCACGAACCTGTGTGGAATAGACAGGCTGTCGGAATTGCCGAGCACAAGCTCGATAGCGACCTCGTTGTCGAGATTGATTACAAGACGAAGTCCGGCAAGAGAGCATTCCCCCACGTCTACTTCATCAAGCTCGAGAAGGCCCTCACCTTCCAGGAGAAGATGGTTGTTGGCGGAGGGACGACGGTCCGGCTGATTCCCATTCGAGCATTTGATATTCTGGAGAAGCACATTGAGCGATGAAGAAGTCCTGACCATCGAAGAGAAGCTCGGGGATTACTTTGCTGACCTCGAGGTCAACGAGGAGAAAATTAACGAGCAGATGTCCCGGCAAGCCACGAGCTTCGTCTACTACGCTCGTATCGCCGCCCTGTGTAGGAAGAAGGTTCTCGAGAAGGACCTTGAGTTGAAGAAGTACGAGGCGAGTCAGGCCAAGGTCATTCGTGGGACGGCTGTTACGCTGGGGGAAAAGCCCACCGTTCAGTCGGTCCAGGACGAGATGAGAAGTACGGAGACCTGGGAGAGGTTGAGTCTTGAGCACATCTCACTCAAGGCCGACCTGGACCTGGCTGAAGCTATCCGAGAGGCTTTCTTCCAAAGGAAGTCGATGCTCGAGGAATTCGCCAAGTCCCTCCGCAAAGAGATGGACGGCGACACGTTCCTGAAGAAGCGAATCGAAGACTTCAAGACAGAGCGGGTGAAGAGAGCACAGGCGGGGGAATGACGGTGGAAGAAATTACTGCGTACAATCTTAATAAGAAAGTCCTGGAGGACGTGGGTCTTATGGAGGCTGTCGGTAAAGTTCTAGACGAGCTTGTGCTAATCAGCTCGTACCCTATGCTTACTGCGACTCTTCAGGGCCATGCCTCGGACGGACTTTATGATATTGCGAAGTCGGTCAGCCTCGGGTACTTCAAGTGGCTGGCCTACCCCAGCGTTGCTATCTTGATTATGGACGAACCACAATCTACGGAGGTGGATTTTAAAAGGCTCTGGGTAACCTGCATTGCCGAGCACGCTTTTATATCGGAGGTGATTGATAAGGTAGCAAAAGCAAAGACGTTGGATTTTATAAAAATGTCTTCAAATCTTGTGAACTAGGAGGTTCATTTGCCAACACGTTTGGAGCTTCTCCGCTCCCTAAAAGAGAGAATCAACCAGCAACTCGAACAGTCCGGCGTGCGGTACTGGAAGCCGAAGGTCGGCTCCAATTCCATCCGCATTCTCCCGAACTGGACGGGTGACCCGAGCGGCCTGTTCTTCAAGGCTATCTACGCCCATTGGAACGTCGGTGAGAGTGAGGGGAAGAAAAAGAAGGTCATCTGCCCCAGCACCGATGGCAGGACCGACTGCCCCATCTGCCAGCTCGTCGAAGAGCTGTACAAGTCGGGTGTGGCGGAGGACGAGAAGGAAGCACGGAGCATGGCGAGGCGGGAACGGTTCGTCGTCAACGTGCTCGACCTTAACTCGCAGAATATGTACGATGTCCTGGTCTACGAGATGGGTCCCCAGCTCTTCAAGGACATCCTGTTCATGTTCACGGATGGAGAGTTCGGCGACCTCGACAGCCCCACGGAGGGTCGGACAATCAAAATCGAGAGGTCGGGGACCCAGCTCATGGATACCCGCTACATCGTTATGCCGTCGGCTCGTCCGTCTTCTATCGACATGAAGCTCGTCAAGGAACTCACGAACCTGGACCACGTCTTCAAGCCCCTGTCTGCGGAGGCCATCGAGAAAATTCTTCTGGGTGGTGCTCCTGACCAGGCCTCGCAGGAGGAGGAGGAGACCTTCATCCCTCTTGGGACGAAGACCGCAGAGCCGGAAGCTCCCGCCCCTGCTCCGAAACCCGAGACCCCCAAGGTCGAGGAGTCGTCTCCGGCTCCCAAGGTTACCGCCCCTCCGCCCCCGCCTCCGGCGGCGGCAGGTGTTGGAGCAAAGTCGCAGACGCAGTTCAACCTGCGTGAGCGGCTCAACAAACTGAGGACCGAGAAGAGTGGCTAACGACAAGCTGGACGCACTCAGAAAGAAACTGAGGGTCCAACCCACGGACGTTCTCGAGCCAGTCAAAAGCCTTTCAACGGGCATTGTGGCTTTCGATGAAGTCATGGGAGGGGGCTTGCCGGAGGGTAAGGTTGTCGAGCTGTTCGGCGACTTCGCTTCCGGCAAGTCTCTTCTTGTCTATCACGCTTTGAAAAGGCTCCAGGCCGAGGGTGGCCTGGGTGTTCTGGTGGATACCGAGGACGCTCTGAACTTCGCTTGGGCGAAGGCTCTCGGACTCGATGTGGACAAGCTCATCTACGTCTCCCCCGTGACCTCTGGAGAGGAGCTGACGATTGAATACGTCTTTAAGCTCTTGGAGGATTTTGTCCGTTCGGTGGAGGCGGATGAGAAGCTGAAGAAGACCCCCTGTATCTTTGCCTGGGACTCCGTAGCGGCGACCAAGTCGGCGGAGGAGGGCGAGGAGCTTATCTACAAGCCGGAGATGGCGAGCAGGGCCAGGGTCATTGGGCAACTCATTCGTAAAATCCCGACGCTCATCGCCGGGACCAGGATATCTTTTGTCCTGGTGAACCAGCTCCGTGACAAGCCGGGTGTCATGTACGGAGCCAAGGAAGACACCCCCGGTGGGCGAGCCATCAAGTTCCACGCCCACCTTCGTCTTCTGATGAAGAAGGGTCAGAAGGTCAAGGACGAGGATGCGGTTACGGGGATGAACGGGACCCTGTTCGTCGAGAAGTCAAAGGTCAGCCGCCCGTTCCGTCAGGTCAATTTCCAGCTCTCGTTCGATAGCGGGATTGATAAGTTCAGCGGCCTCCAGGACCTGCTCATCAGGGAGGGGGTCGTCGAGGCTGAAAAGGCTGGCTGGTGCAAGTTAAATAAATTAAAATTTCGTAGACTTGACGAAGCCATTTGGGATAAGATAAAGAGAATCCGAGCCGGGGAGGACATAGGCGGTGACCTCCCCGAAGAGGACAGTAAGTAGGTTCCCCATCGGATTTCCGTTTGGGAACGAGCTTAATGAAAGGAGAAACAGATGTATGACCCCCTTGTTACTCAGGCAATCTTGGCTGGCATCTTCGGAATCATTTCCGTCGTTGCCGCCACGAACTACCTGAAGAAGCTCATCATCAAGGACACCATGTCGCCGTTCGTGAAGACGGTTCTGGGCTACGTTCTTTCGGCCCTCGTTTCGGTGGTTATGACCGCCGTCTTCCTCATCCTCATCACCAAGACGTTCACTCTCGGGAACCTTGCGATGTACAGCTTCTCTGTGTGGTTCGTCGCCAGCGGTCTGTACGATGTTTTCCACCCCGTCAAACCGCCTGTCACGTAATTAATTCATGTGGCTTGGGTGTTGGTGGGTGGGCTTTAAATGAGGAGGCGAATTGAAGAATGAGGTAAGGGTACGAGCTGGGCGTAAAGCTCATCGTAAGGGGAAGGCGGGGGAGTATGGAGTCAGGGACCTTCTCCGAACAGCGTTCTATCCGAATGGAGAGGGGACTGTTGAGAGAACGCCTATGTCGGGGGCCTGGCACGCACTTCCAGTTCTTTCTGGTGACCTTATCTTCATTGTCAATGGAATGCCTGACTACACCTTCCCCTTCTTCTGGGAGGTCAAGTCCTACGACAAGAAGAAGTTCTCCCCTTATGAGATGATGCAAGGGAACGTCGCAGTCCTGGGTAAGTGGTTGGATGTGGCGTACTCGAAGTGTGCGTTGGGAGGACCTGTTATTTTTCCTATCATTGTCTGGAAGGCTACGGGATTCCCGTGGTTTGTTTTCTTTGATATGACATCCTTCGACTTAATGAACAAGCTCCTCCCTCTCGACAAGAGCACGGTAACGATGCTCTGTGTCCAAGAGGGTTGGATTATTATGTGCTTGGAGGAATTCCTTCTGTGGGTTAGAAATCTTAAAGTGGAGGTTCATCTTGGGAAATAAAAGTAAGGGCATCCCGGTTGCCAGGTCGATGAAAGAAGTCCAGCTCG